AATTGCTGAGTATGTATATACTCTATTTCCAGCTACTTTTACAGGAATTTGTGTAGATGTAGGGGCTTTTGATCCTTTTTGGAATAGTAATAGCTGGATATTTGAGAAAATGGGTTGGGATACCTATTGTATTGAACCCAACCCTAGTTGTATTCCTAGACTAAAACAATATAGAAAAAATGTTCTAGAATACGCTTGTGGAAATAAAAATCTAGATGATGTAGATTTATTTATATTTAAAGTTGAAGGTGTTGGTGAAGCTGCTGGTACTGGTTTAATAGATCATAGAATATTGGATGAGGGGCATCAGAAAATTTTTTCAAAATCTGTTAAAGTAAAAGAAAGAACTTTAGATTGGCTAATGGAGAATGAAATTAAAAGAGACCACATTGATTACCTATCTATAGATACTGAAAGAAGTGAAATGGATGTTATTTTAGGTACAGACTTGGCTAGATGGAAACCTAAAGTAATTGTTATTGAACACTTTGAAGTTGATCCAGACCAATCAGGGTATTTTAAATCTAAAAATTATAGATATGTGTACAGAATTGGTTTTAATGATATCTATATGTTAGAAGATTATTATCACCATAGAGTTATTTATTAGAGATATAAGGTTATTATAATGAAAACAGGATTATTTATTAACACCGCTGAGGCAATTTGTAGTATTTACGAATCTGGAGTTATGATTTATTCGGCAATAAAATCATCTGATAAATTTAAATTAGATATCTTAAATTTATCTAGAGATAGTATTTTAAAGAATTCTTTCTCTATTCCAGATGGGTACGATTTTTATATTATTAACTGGCATCATGTAGCTTTGCCAGTTAATAAAGATGCAATTAAAAACCTTCCTGGTAAGAAAATCAGTGTCTTGTTAGAAATAAGTCCAGAAAGTGTTTTTAATTTCGCTCATTCAGATTGGTTTGATATTTATATGGCTATTGATCCAACTAAGACTAAAACAGGCAATGTCTATCCATTTCCTAGACCTTTAGAGATAGCTAATAATATAAAACCTCTTTTAGATAAAATATCTTTTGGTAGTTTTGGGCTACATATTCCAGGGAAAAGATTTGAGGATATTGTTAAAGTTGCTACAAGTTTAAACGAAGATTGTATTGTAAGAATAAATATATGTCAGGGAGATTATGTCGGAAATCAAAATGTAAATTTGTATTTTAACTTCTTAAGAAAAATGAGTGGTAATAAAGTTGATCTTAGATTGACATCTGATTATATGGATAAACAAGAATTAATTAGCTGGTGTTCTGAACATACTTTAAACGTATTCCCTTATTATAGGAGCCAACCAGGATTATCGGCTACCACAGATCAGGCTATTTCTACTGGAAGGGCTTTAGCAGTTACTTACTGCGATACTTTTAGACATATACATAAGTATATATCTTATTTTCCTAAACAGAGTTATCTTCAACTAATTGAATCCACTCCAGAAGGTGTATCACAGATGCAGAAAGACTGGCATCCTAAAGAATTTTTAAAAACATTTGAGGAAATGCTTATTGAAGAAAATATACTATGAGAGTTTTAATTTTAAATCATACTTATAAAGAATGTGGGATATTTCAATTTGGAAAGAGAGTATATGAACTAGCATCTAGATCAGATAAAATAGATTATTTTTATAGAGAAGTAGGAAATAAGGATGAATATTTAAATGCAGTAAATAGATTAAATCCTGAATATATTGTTTATAATTATCATTGGGATAGAATGCCTTGGTTAGCTGTAGATGATTATAAGAACAATATTAACTCTAAACATTATTTTATTTGGCATGATGGTTCTATGATAGGTTATTATGATAAGTATTTATTTTTTGGATATGATTTTATACCGTTACCAAAAGACGTTCCATCAGGAAAAGCAGAATTATTGGCTAGACCTTTGTTTGATTACAAGGGCAGCTATCCTGTAAATTTAGTACCTACAATTGGTAGTTTTGGATTTTGTTCTGATAATAAAAGATTTCCAGGTATAGTTAAAATGGTATGCAATTCATTTAATCAGGCTACTGTAAATTTACATATTACCAGACCTTGGTTTGGAGATAAACATGGATACAATCTTGATACAATAGTTAAAGCATGTATGAGAAGTAAAACAAACCCTAATGTAACTTTAAACATAACTACTAACTTTTTAAATGATGATAAACTTTTAGAATTTTTAGCTGGAAATGATATTAATGTTTTTTATTATGAAGGCAATCCCAACTCTGGATTATCAGCGGCTACTGATTATGCTTTATCAGTAAAAAGACCTATAGCAGTAACTAGAGCATCTTTGTTAAGACATATTTATAATAAAGACAATTGCTTAGAAAAAAATTCTATTACAGGTATAATGAATAAAGGTTTAAAACCATTAGCCAGATTTCATAGTGAATGGGATACTAATGTCTTTGTTAATAGGTTTGATAATATATTTCGGAAGGGTAAATGAAAACAGTTTTAATTCTTAATCATAAAATAGAAGCATGTGGGATACAGCAAACTGGAAGAAGACTATACAGTCTAGCTGCTGATTCTGATAAAGTTAATTTTGTTTACAGAGAAATAGATTCTTTAAGAGAATTTATAGCTGTAACAAGAAAGATTAGACCTGATACTATTTTATACAATTGCAATAATGCTACTATGCCTTGGTTAACAGAGGATATAGTTAGAGACGATAGTGCTACCAGTATTTTTTATCACCATGATGATTACGAGATAAGAAAATACTATGATAAATATTTATTTCTTGGAAATGATGATATGTTAACAGAGGGTTTAGTTCCAAGAGAAAAGAGAATTCTTGTACCAAGAACTTTATTACCTCCATATAAGGGAGAATATAAGAAAAATAAAGTAGTAACTATTGGAAGTTTTGGATTTGGATTTTGGCAAAAAGGTTTTCATACTTTAGTTAAATTAGTTAACGATACCTTTGATGAAGCTGTAATAAATCTACATTTAACTAAATCATATTTTGTTGATAAAGACGGAAAGATTTTAAACGAAGTATCTAAAGAATGTATGAGATTAAATACAAATCCAAAAGTTGAATTAAATATAACTCATGATTTTAAAGATGATGATGGAATATTAGAGTTTTTAGCTGGAAATGATATTAATGTTTTCTTATATAATGCTGGAGGAAATGGTGGATTATCTGGAGTTCCAGATTATGCTTTAGCTGTTCGTAGACCAATTGCTATTTCAAATTATCCCATGTTTAGACATATTATGAAAGATGAAATACGTGTTGATAAACATTCTCTCCAAGAGATATTAGCACAAGGTACAAAACCTCTAGAAGAATTCTATGAAAATTGGTCTAACGAAAAATACAGACAAAGAATGGGAGAAGTTTTTAGTGAAGAATAGAATTTTATCTGATAAAGATAGACTTATGTTTGCCCCTCTAATGGAGGAAATGAGAAAAACCATACCAGAACTTATGGTTAAAAAGATTCCTAGATCGGAAGTACAGGCTACTTTTGTATTAGATTATATATTAAAATTTGGAAAAAATAAAAAAATATTGTGTATTGGGTGTGATGAGGATTTAGTCTATGAATATTTAAATAAGATTGGCGTTAAAGTTACAGCTATTGATCCTTTAATAAACTATGATTTACATACTTTTTATCTTAAAACTCAAGATAAATTTGATATAATTTTTTCTGTATCAGTAATGGAACATGTAAAAGACGATGAACAGTTTATAAAAGAAATATGTGATTTATTAAATATAAATGGTATAGCCTTATTAACTATGGATTTTTTTGAAGGATATGGAGAACCACGTTTAACTTTAGATGAGGTAAAAAGAAATATTAGATTAGGAAGATCAGTTGGAACTAGATTTGAAACAAGTAAAGAAAGATTCAAAAATCTATCTACTAATGTTAGATTATATACATCAGCTGATTATAAAAGACTTTCTAAAATAGTAGAAGATTCTGATTGTTTCTTTGTAGATGAATTTATAGCAGATGTAGAACCAGACTTTGAAATTGTTGGTTGTAAGTATAATTTTTCGACTATGGTATTTAAGAAGTTACATTAATGGCATTAAAAGAAAAAGTAAGTAGAGAAGATTTATATCTATATGAAGTTTTAAAGCATCCAGTATTCTGTGGAGAATTTATAAACAATATAGATAAATTTCATCGGGATGATCCGTTTGAATTTACATGGTATCAGAGAGAGATGTTATGTGACTTCAATCCTTATGTAAGTTTTAGCTGTGCTAGAGCAGTTGGTAAAACTGTTGTAGAAGTAAACTTGTTGATTTGGGTTATGATAAATAATATCTTTTATACTGATACAGATAACTACTGCTGTTATCATGTTCCAGGAAAAAGCCATGTCTTACCAGTTTTCACATCCCTAGTAAAATCATTTAGAACTAACTCTCTATTAAAACATTTCTTACCTACATCCAGTAGTGGTGTTAATAGCTCTGACCTAGTTATAAAGCTAAAAAATGGAACCAGTTTGCAATGCAGAATTGCTGGTCAAACTGGAACTGGTGTAGCAGTAGTTGGTTTACACTCACCATTTGTAATGGTTGATGAGGCTGGTTATTATCCATATCCAGCGTGGACTGAATTACAACCTACATTGAATACTCCAACTTCCGGTTTTAGAATGGTGGTTGCTGGAGTTCCTACTGGACTAAGAGAGAAAAATCCCCTTTATCATGTAGATCAAGAGAACTCTGAATTTACTAAACATAGGATTTCAGCTTTTGATAATCCTAGGTTTTCTGATAAAGATTACCAAAAAGCAATGGAGACTTATGGAGGGGAGGATTCAGATGACTGGATTCATCTTGTTAAAGGTGAACATGGTAAACCTATCTTTGCTTTGTTTGATAGAAGTTTGATGGATATTGAATCCTATCCGGTTACTAAATTAACTATAGACGGTGTAAAACTATCTGGAAATATTCTTGAATATTTTAATAAAATTTCTATTCTACCAGGACTTCCAAGAAGGGATACAAAAGTATTAATAGGGGTTGATCTTGGCTACACCGAACCTTCAGCTATCTTTGTTATGTATATTGATACTAATGATAGATTTAGATTCCACGTTAAACTTCAACTTAACAAGGTTGATTATTATATACAAGAAAAAATTATTGACTGGTTAGACACTAAATATCAACCAGTTATAATAGGAATTGATGAGGGAGCAGCTGGAAAAGCTGTTATACCTCGTTTACAAGAACACGATGATTTTGTTCACAAAAATTTTAAGAAAAGAATTCTTCCTATAAACTTTTCAACAAATACTATTTTAGGAATTGATTCAGATGGGGTAGAAATTAAGAGCAAGACTAAACCCTTTGCTGTTAGCATTTTACAAGAATATTCCATAAATCATAAAATAGTATTTTCTTACTCTGATTTAGAGACTGTTGTAGAACTAGAAAGAATGACTTATAGCAAAACTCCTACCGGAGAAGTTGTTTATAGAACTTTGACAGAAAGAGGAGGTAAAAAGGGGGAAGATCACTTTACCTCTGCTCTTCTATGTGCCAGTTTAGCTTATTATTTAGAATTTGGAGGATTAGAATTTAGACCACAAAAAAGAAAATTAGCTAAACCCCATTGGTTTATATAGGTAAAAATATGATAGATACAAATATTAAAATAATGCCAGCTAAATTAAAAAAAGCTGAATCATCTTTTCTACCAGGAACTATTAGTTTATCTTATACAAGTAGTGAAGAGGTTGATAAACTAGAAGTAGATAGATTAGATGAGTTTGTTAAAGTAATTAAAGATTGTAGATTTTATTATAAACGTGATCCAATTGCATCTACTGTTATTAATAAATTAGTAGAAATTGCTATCACTGAGATTAAATTCAAAAAAGGAAATTTATCCGACAATGAATTTAGAATCTTCGAGGGGATAAAAGATGAACTACAATCCTTCATGGAATGTTGTGCATTGGAATATTTACTTTCAGGATTAGTAGTCCCTGAAATAAAATATGCGGCAACATCCAAAGATCAGTTGGAAAAACTTGGAGTTAAGAAGTACAATTCTTTACAACTTCCAGTTAGCATGTGGCTACGTGATCCTACCACTATTAAAATTAATGATACTTTTGTAGGAGATAAACCATCTTATTATGTAGTCTTACCAGAAGAATTGGTATTCTTTATTAGAAACAATGGTAAATACAGAGATGGAACTAAAGATATAGAAAAATTTCAAGAATTACAGAAATACTATCCAGAATTTGTAAGACTTGTTAAAGATGGTAATAAGGAAATTCTTCTAGAAAATGACTTAATAGTTAGAAGAAAACCTATAACTGGTTTTAAATATCCAGTCCCTTACTTATATCCAGCTCTAGAATCTTTGAAACACAAAAGAAATTTAAGAAGAATGGATTATTCTTTAGCATCCAGAGTTATTACGGCTATTCAATTATTCAGATTGGGAAACGATGATTTTCCAGTTACAGAGGACGATGAAGATGCTTTTACTGATATTAAAGATCAGATGTTCTATAGAAATACTTCTGGTAAAGATTTAGAGAGAATTTTCCAATTATTTGCTAACCATACTTTACAGATAGATTGGGTAATGCCGGATGTTCAAGCATTACTGGATGATGCTAAATATAGCAGTATTAATGCAGATATATTCTATTCTTTAGGATTTCCAAAGATTCTAACTACTGGTGAGACTGAGAAAAGCCAAACTTCAACTTCTGAATTTGCTATGATATCTCCAGTTAAAAGTATGGAAAACATGCAAAGGAAGCTCTTACCAATCTTAAAAGACATTGTATTTCAGATAAGTGATAAAAATCATCTTAAAGATACTCCAGAAGTAGATTTTGAAAAAGTAAATCTTACCACTTTAATAGATTTCCTACAGGTACTAACTTCTCTGTATGATTCTGGAAACATTTCTAGAGAGACTTATGATAAGGCTTTTGGATTTAATTTCATTGACGAAATTAATAAGAAAGAAGAAGAACAAAAACTTCTAAAAGAAAAAGAACTGGGTGAATTTGCACCAATGCCGTTTTCAGCTGCTCCTGGGGTTCCTGGACAGAACCCAACTGGTGTCCCAGGTAAAAAAGATAAGCCACAACCAAAACCAACTGAAAAACCGAATGAAAATTCGGATAAAAACTCGTAAATTAACGGAAAATTAGTAGATAATCGACTAAATCTAATATTATTTGGTATAATAATATTGAGTGAGCACGATTCGATTTACCAGCTCTAAGTAGAGGTATAAAAGCATGACAAATACTATATATTTAGACACCCAAATTAACCTGTTAACCGAACAAGAGTTTGGTGAGGCATCTGCGGCAATTAGTCTTAATCCAGCTTTTCAATGGGCTAAGATTATAGTAACTGATGACAAAGCTAATTTAAACAAGCAAAGGATTCCTAGAGAAGAATTTGTTAATCTTATTCGTACAGGTTTATTCGCCCCCGTTAAGATGTCAGAGGCTGAGATAACTAATCATAAAGAAGCTATCGGAAAGCCAATCGGAACGATTACACAACTATTAGAAGATACAGATAAATTAATTGCCCTTGCCGCACTATGGAAAAAGGAAAGACCCGATGATGTAGCCATGTTGAAAGACATGTATACAAAAGGAAATCTTCCCAATGTTTCATGGGAAATAAGTTATGCGGAGGAAAAAGAAGAAGACGGGAATATAAAAGCTCTTTATAATACATCATTGGATGCATTAGTTGTTGTATCTAATCCTGCATATGCTGGAAGAACCGCTTTTATAGCTATGGCATCTCAAGAGGGAGAAGATATTAAGGAGGAAGAAACACCCAAAATGGATGAGCTAGAATTAGCTAAACAAACTATTGCTGATTTGGAAACAAAAGTTGCAGACCTTGAACAGTATAAGACTCAGGCTGATGCTGAATTAGAGGAACTTCGTACTTACAAAGAAGCAAAAGAGAAACTTGAAACAGAAGCTGCTAAATTTAATGACATTAAAAAGAAATTTTCGGACGCAGGTATTGAGAAAGATGAAACCTACTTTACAGAAAAGAAAGATTATCTTTTAACCTTAACTGAAGATTCTCTAGACTTTATGTTACAGGAAATGGTGGCTTTTGCTGAGAAATATAATAAGAAAGCTCAAAGTGAGCTTGAAATTCCTGAGATTGTTAATAAAGAGACCGGAAAAGCTAATCCAATAGAATTGGCTAAAGCTTTACGGGAAAGAAACAGTAAATAGGAGAATAGTGTAACATGGCAGAAATTAATCATTATGGTGATACTATTTTGCCGGTTGTGACCCAAGAAGATGTTGTTGAAGGTAGATTTGTTCATCTTACTGCGAATGTCCATTCTAGAGACTATGGCAGTTTAACAGACTTACCTGGGGTTCTTAGACCTACAACTAGAGCCTTAGCCGCAACTGCAAGATATATCCTTTTCTGGGAACAGAATAACAGTTCCCTGCCTATTTACGAACCTCAACCTCAGTATAGCTGGGCGTTGCGCTATGGTTTCGATCAGGCTGCGAATGCCCCGTTTAACCCAACCTTAGTATATATTACCCATCCTCAACAGCAAGAATGCCTAACCATTCCTTCGGGCAATGGTGCATTGGCTTTTGGAGAAGGTATTTATACTATTGCATCTGGTTGCTATGTTTATAGCGCCGCAGTTGAAGTTCCTGGAACTCAGTTGGAAATTTGTAATGCTGCTGATGACGCTGCTGGTGATGTTGGAAAGCCTAAAGAACTTAGTGCTGGAACAGCAGTTGCAGAAGTTTATGAATTCCACTCGGATACCGCTGCTTTAACTGTGAAGATTTTACATTAAAGGAGGCTAAATAATCATGGACGAAATTAAACTTAAAGAAGCTGTTGCCTCCTTACTGAAGTCTGGTGATAAGCAAGCTATCGCTGAGATGATCGTAGAATATGTACAGCCAAACCATATTACCGTTGATTTTGTTGGAATGCTGCTTAATGCTCGTTCTCTTAATCCTGGTGATAGCTTGGTTAAGAAACTACGCAAAGGTATTGAGGTTCGTACTTTAGTTCCAGGTTCCATTCCCTTAGCAAGTGAAATTACAGTTCAGGATCGGATTAACTACGTGTTAGATGGTTCTGTTGTCAAAGTAACTTATAATGAGTGGGAGCTGGAAAATGGTGAAATTGGTACAGTAGACGAAATTACAAGAGAAATGATGGCAAAGTTGAAAGACTATCATATGAATAAAGTCTTTACTGCTTTGTCTACAGTGTGGACAGCTGGTAATACTCCGTCCAACTTTACAAATGTTGGTGGAACAATTACCGCTACCGCTCTTGAGAATGCTATTGACCAGATTAACCAGACCACAACCGGAGTTAAAGCAGTTGTCGGAACACGTGCTGCGATGACTCCTATTACCAAATTTGGAGCTTTCTGGAATGATGGTGGCACTCAGTGGGCTGCCAGTGACCCCGCAATTGAAGAAATTCGACAGCGTGGTATTTTAGGGAAGTATTATGGTGCTCCTCTGATTACATTAGATCAGATTTATGATAACTTAGCAGATTATAATGCTCTGCTTCCTACAGATAAAATTTTAGTTATCGGTGAAAATGTTGGAGAATTTATTACATTTGGTGACGTTAAGACCAGTTCTTATAGTGATCCCCGTGTTGTTCCTCCACAATATTTCATACAACTTTATCAGAGATATGGTCTATTGATTTGGAATGCTATGGGCATTTATGTCATAGGTGGTCTAAGCTAGGATAGCGCACCCTAATATAAGAGGGAGAGTATTTTTCTCTCCCTCTTTTTTGAAACTTAGGAAAGATTAAAAGGAGATAATAAATGGAGAATAGTTTGCTTTCTACAAAAGAATATGGAATAGTAAGTGGTCAAACACCTTATGCCACCTATATTAAGGCTATTTTAGGGAAATTATATGTAAGAATTCTTAGCCCTTACAATCAGGAAATAGAGGGAATTATTTTAGAGGGCGACCCTAAAAGTAGAAATAGAGAATCTTGTATTATAGATGTATGGTCAGTAAATGAGGATAGGTTTTTCAAGAGGGAAAATAGTAAACATTTTGAAAAAGGATATCTTATACCATATACAAGAAAAGAGGTAGAGCCTGAAGAAGAGGATTTAATTAACTCTTTATCAGATGAAGAATTAACAAAACTTTTAAATTCTAGATTTTTAACTCTTCAAAGTAAAGTTAATAAAATGACATCAGTTGCTCCTCTTTTTAGAATGATAGACTTAGCTAAAGAATTAGATAAATCACAAAAAATAATTGCATTCTTGGAGGGAAAATTAGCAGAATTGCAGATGGAAGAATATCCTCAAATTGAGGAAGAATAGGATAATTATGTCTACAGATAACCGAAAACGTTCTTATAAAAGAGGTTTGATAATTCTCTTTTTTTTGGTGCTCATTCTTCTTTTAGTATGGTATTGTAACATTCCTCCGAAGCCTCCAATTACCCCAACACCAACTTTTACTAAAATATTCACCCCTACATTCACTCCCACATTTACGCTTACATACACACCTACATACACACCTATATTTACAGATACACCTACATCCACTCCAACACCAACTTTTACACCAACTAAAACTATGAAACCCATCTTTACTTCAACTTTTACTCCAGTACCAGTTGTTACTAAAGACCGCTGGTGTTGGCATCCTTGGTGGAAAATTTGGATTTATAATTGTTACCAATGGATTGATCCAAATGTGTATCATCCAGCACCACTACACTCTAAAAGAGAACCAAAATGAATGAGCTTGGATTAGATATTAGTCGCCATCAGGGTACTGTTATTGATTGGGATAAAGTAGCGTCATCTGGAGTTAAATTTTTATACATCAAATGCTCTCAAGGGACAGACCATAAAGACCCAAATTTTGAAGCTAATATTGTTAATGCAAAAAAAGTAGGGATAAAAGTAGGCCCATATCATTTTACAACTACTGGAAATGCTCTGGATCAATATAATTGGTTTGTCTATTGTATGGGAGGTACAGAATTTGATCTTGTACCTGCTTTAGATTGTGAATATTATAGCGGATATGGAGATAATTTAAGACCAATTTTACAATTTAGATACAATAACCCTCCATTATCTATTAGAATTAGTGGAGCAATCAACACATATTCAATTACTACTCAAGAAATTGTCGATAGCATTGGGCGTAGACTTACCAATTGGATTACAACTAAGCCCAAACTAAAAGATTTTATATTTCCTACAATTTATACTAATGTATCTAGTGGTAATAGAATATTTACAAAAACTATAATGAACCGCTATCCTTTATGGGTAGCACATTGGCATGGGCCTAGTGTAAGATTAACAAAACCAACTTTACCTAGAATTTGGAAAGATAAAGATTGGTACATTTGGCAAGATGAAGTAGTGGATGGGGATAAGTATGGGTTTCCATCTAAAGTAGACCACGATATTTGGGGAAAATTATTTGAATTTCCAGGGGAAGAAAAGGATTACTTTAATGTTATTGGGAAAACTAGCAACAATCTAAATGTTGCAGGAAGGATAGAAATCTTATGAGTGATTATATTGGTGGATTTGGTTGGATTCCAACCCCGTTAGAAAAGAAACCAAAGCAAATTGATATTTACGGCTGGCAAATATTTATTCCCTTTGTTGCTACATCTGTAAATGTTGAAGTTACTTTAGACCCAGTTTTTAGCCAATGGTATAACCAGGGAAATCATGGAAGTTGCACAGCGGCTGCATCAACTCAACTTATGGCTGCATTAAATCGTAGTCAAAATGGTTTGGAATGGTATGACATTTGGGCTACATATTGTGAAATTTGTCGTAGAGATAAAGATAAAAATACTTCTTGTGAGGCTGATCGTGGATCATATCTCTATGCTGCTTGGGACACTTCTATAGCTTTGGGGGCATATATCAAGAATGAAGGCTGGAAGTTAGATCGTGGAATTGCATCCTATCGCTGGATTTCTGGAAGTGGTGTAGTAGATCAATGCCGAACAGCTCATGCTCAAGGCTTGTTAACAAACGATGGGGTTCCCTGGTTCTCAGGTTGGACAAAGAGCAACCTTGTATTTAAAAATAGTCGTTGGTATTTACCTGAAAGAAGCAAATGGGGTAGAGTAGCTGGTGGGCATTCTATTGGTAAGTATGGTGCTTTAGATTCTTTAGATGTATTTATTTGGGAGAACACTTGGGGATGGGAAAATTTCCCAAGAGTTTGTGTTAGTTATTTAGATTGGGAATATTTAATTACGCAGGTTGGGGGGGAATGTACTGCAATTGTTGATAAAGCTTTTGTACCTCCAGGTTCTCCATCATTGTCTCAATCTCCTTCGATATCAACTTCATCGTCACCTTCTCCATCACCAGAGTCTCCGAAGGAGTATGTAGATTTATCTTTAAAAAGAGAATCTGATGGTAAAAATTTTATAGGTCAAGTTATAGAAGTAAGGAATTAAAATAAAGGAGATATTATGAAGAATGTTTTAAAATGGGTGGGTATTCTTGTAGTAATATTTATTACTACATGTTTAGTCACTACAGCATCTGGATTAGTTGTATATTCTTATATGTTAGCCAATTCTCCAGAACCAGTAGTTGTTACTGTAGAGGTAGTAAAAGAAACTATTAGAGAAGTTCCCAAAGAAGTTATTGTGGAAAAAATTGTTGAAGTGGAAAAAATTGTAGAGGTAACGCCAACTCCAACCCCAACTCCTATTTTAACTCCAGAGGCAACTGTTTTATCTCAAGCACCGGAGGTAACTCCATACCCAACTCCGTATCCTTTAAGGTATCAGGAATCGTGTTATGAATCTGCTTGGGTTCATTTACAACCAGTAGATAATGTTGGTGCTTCTCCTGCAAAACGTGGGGCAATAAAGACTATACACATTCGTATATATAATCAAAGTCAAGATTGTGTATGGGATAGATTTTCTCTTACATCAGGTGGAGTTTTACCTGATATACCAATTCCATTAACTCTTCCAGGGGAAGTTGCTGATATTATGTATAGCTTTGTGATTAGAGAACCATTGGAAGTTAGCTTTTCTATTCAACCTCCATATGGTGAACCGCTCTTAATGGAAAATTCAGCAGGTGGCGGGATTGGATTTGAAACTATTTCTTTTAAAATGGACGTAGTAGAATCTCGAAACCTTATGAATTATCTCACCAGCATCCCAAGAGTCAAATGTAGTGGAAAGGGTTGTTGGAGATATAGATAAATGTCAAAAGTATCAATTGTAATTCCATCCAGAGGCGAAAGATTTTTAACCAAAACAGTTAATGATCTTTTAACAAAAGCAACTGGAGATATAGAGATTATTGTGTCTTTAGACGGATACTGGCCTAGTCCTTATGATTTACCAGATGATCCTAGATTAACTGTAATACACAGGGGTTCTGCTATGGGGATGAGAAGGGGGATAATGTCTGGAGTGCAATTATCTAAGGGGGAATATATTATGAAAACTGATGCTCATTGTATGTTTGCAGAAGGATTTGATGAAACTCTAAAAGCAGATTGTGATGATAACTGGTTGGTAGTTCCAAGAAGATATTCTCTTGAACCTGAATTATGGGAAAGAATGCCTAAACATTTTATTGATTATCACTATCTTGATTGTCCTTTTGCCAATCCAGCTGGATTCCAAATTCATGGTGTACCTTGGATGAAGATGACTTATGAAAGACAGGATAAACCAGAATATGATATTGATGATTTAATGAGTTGGCAAGGGTCAATGTGGTTTATGTCTCGTAAGCATTGGGATCGTTTAGGTGGAGTTAGTGAAGAGGGCTATGGGTCATTTAAACAAGAACCACAAGAAATAGGTAATAAAACTTGGTTGGGTGGTGGAAGAATAATTATCAATAAAAAAACCTGGTATGCACATCTTCATAAAGGTTCAAAATGGGGTAGAGGTTACAGCTTAGGAAGAGATGAAATTAATCGAGGACATGAATATTCTGCTGCTTATTGGATGAGCAATACCTGGGAAGATCGAGTTCATGACATTGAATGGCTAATTGAAAAGTTTTGGCCTGTCCCATCTTGGCCTGAAAACTGGAGACAAATATTAGAAGATTGGCGTAAAAATGCTGATAAGTCTCTGTACACCGTGTCTTAATAGAACACATGATTTAAAATTAGTAATACCAAGTCGTCTATTAGCAGCATCTCTTAGCCCTCCAGTAGAGATTGTTATTGTTAACTATAACAGTAAAGACGATTTAAATGATTATATATCTAGCTTACAAATGCCAGAAGGTGTAACTTTAACTTATCGTCACTATACTGGAAGAGAATATTGGCATATGGCACATGGATTTAATCTAGCTGTATTAGCATCAAACGGAGAATATTTTTGGCTTATGGGGACAGATGTTTATTTAACTCCAGATGCTATTACTTCAGCTAGAGAATTAATAGAAGATAATTATAGTGATCTAATGTACACTCCAGATAACAATGGGGTTATTCTCTGTAAAAAAGATAAATTCATTGAAGCAGGTGGATATGATGAAAGGTTTGAATTCTATGGACAAGAGGGGTTAGAATTAAATGAAAGATTATTGAGAAGGGGACTGAAATTTCAATATCTTCCAGCAGGAATTGTATCTATAATTTCTACACCTGACAGGGAAAAAACAGCTAATTTTCGTATAAAAAGAAATAAGACAGGCCATTCTAGACAGATGAGATTCATTTATGATCAATGTCAAAAGGATAAAGTTATGGTAGCAAATGAAGGAAAGGAATGGGGTTCATGGGAATAACAACATTAGACTATATACTTAATAAGTTTAATTTATCAAATGAGTTACCTAAACATATGCCAATTGAAGTACCAAATTTTGGGCGTGATCAATTAGCGGAACTATTTAGAGAACTCGGTTTTACACAGGGGGTAGAAATAGGAGTAAAAGAAGGTGATTATTCAGAAATCTTATGTAAAGCTAATCCAGATTTACATTTATACAGTATTGATCCTTGGATGGCAGTAGCTTATTTTGAACATGGTGAACCATCAATAAAAGGAGATGGGATTGCTACATCACAAAGTGTTTATGATAATTACTATGAAACTACTAAGAGTTGTCTTGCAAAATATCCAAATTGTAAGATTATTAGAGCAA